GCAACAGCCCAAGGCTCCGTGGCACCAACTACATTGACAGCCGGCGGTGTGTTTACAGTCAATAATACTCCAATCACAGTGGCTGCATCACCAAACAACACAGTCAGCGTGGTAGTATCTAATATCAACAGTGCCAACATTATTGGAGTAACCGCAGTCAATGAAGATGGACGGTTGACTATCTATGCTGACAGCACTGCCACCAGTGATGGTTCTACTGCCAATGGCGGTATTGTCACTATTCTCAATGTAACCGGTATTGCCTTAACACAATTAGGCATCACTGAAGGATCATACTATGCTCCAGGTTTCTTGCAGAGTCCAAATTATCAAGTACCGCGCTGGCGCACAAGCGATGATGAGCCAAAGCCAACTGGTTCAATCTGGAATAAAATAACTTCGGTAAACCAAGGTGCCAGTCTTGTAGTTCAAAAGTTCAGCGGCACACTAGGTGTGTTTGTAACTCAAAGTTGCCCACTTTATACCAATGACGAAACTGCTAACAAAACGCTTGACCCCACCGGCGGCGGTAAAAATATTCCAGTTGGCACTACCTATGCTCAGTACGATGTAAACGGTGACAACACCTTTACATTTCAACTGTTAGAAAGAATGGAAAGTGGAGCAATGAATGCCACTGGTGAAACAATTGATCCGGTGTTTATCAACAACACTACATTTAATCTTCAGGCCAGTGCACCAAACAGCACTGCATTGACCACATCCGTGACCGTGACTCTAGCAGGAACTGCTCCGGCTGATTTTATCTCTGCCGTGAGTGGAGCAAACGTTCCTTATGTTGGTGCTTCACTTAACGCAACCGGTCAAATCGTGATGACCCACAGCGCCGGTGGTGTAATTGTAGTTGAAGATCAAACTGGTAGTCCTATTACAACAGCTGGTCTTGACCAAGCAGTGAATGCTAGAGAAGAACCCCAGGGCGGATACATTTTAAGCAATTGGGTACAACTAGACTACACTGCAAGTGTTTCAGCACCAGATCAAGACCCAGCCAATGATCGTCTATGGTATTATTCAACTACCAGCGAAGCTGACATCATGATCAATGGTAACAGTGGATGGCAAGGGTATCAAAACGTCAACAATGACGTGCGTGGTTACAATTTAACTTTGACCAATGCCAAGGGTCCACAGTTTTCTACAACAGCGCCTACTACACAGAATGACACAGCGCAATCACCGCTAGTATATGGAGATCTATGGATTGACACATCAGACTTAGAAAATTATCCATTGCTGTATCGTTGGGAAATAGTAGACGGGCAAGATCAGTGGGTCAAAGTCAACAATGCTGATCAAACCACTGAAAACGGTGTGTTGTTTGCTGATGCACGGTGGGCACCCAACGGTAGTACTGATCCAATCACTGGCACAATTCCCACCATTACAAGTTTGTTGACTTCGAACTATTTAGATTTAGATGCACCAGATCCAACACTGTATCCGACTGGTATTTTGTTGTTCAACACACGTCGCTCAGGATTCAATGTCAAGCGATTTGCAGTGAACTATTTTAATGCCACTACCTATCCGGACGACACACTACCCGATGTGACCAATGCTTGGGTCACTACATCAGGTAACAGAAATGATGGATCGGCATACATGGGTCGTCTGGCACAGAGAGCCTTGATTGTTGCTGCGTTGAAGAGTAGTATTGACACAAGCACACAAGCTCGTGAAGAACAAATAGACTTCCAGTTAATTGCTTGCCCACAGTATCCTGAGTTGGCAACAAACATGGTGGCACTCAACAACGAACGCAATAATACTGGCTTTGTATTAGTTGATACACCGCTGAGACTGAGTCCCGAAGGAACCAACATTCTCACTTGGAGCACCGACAACAATGGCGAAGGAATACCGGCCGGCGATGGATTGTCAATTGGCAATCAGTACATGGCAACATTCTATCCAAGCTGTCAGACCACAGACTTGAGCGGATCAGCAATTGTTCAGCCTGCCACACACATGATGTTGCGTACATTTATTCGCAATGACGAAGTGGCATTCCCATGGTTGGCACCAGCTGGTATACGTCGTGGATTGGTTGACAACGCCGATCGTATTGGTTATATTGATGCAGCAACTGGCGAATTTGAACAGATTGGTGTACGTCAGGGTCTACGTGACGAGCTGTACAACGATAATATTAATCCAATCACAGTTGTGCCGGGTGTTGGTATTACTAACTTTGGTAACAAAACATTCACAACAATTAGCTCAGCATTGAATCGTATCAACGTTGCACGGTTGATTGCATTCATGCGCAGCAGACTTGAGCAGATTGGTAAACAGTTCTTGTTTGAGCCAAATGATCAGATCACTCGTGATGAGATTGCAAATTCGGTCGAAAGCCTGATGATTGATTTGATTGCCAAACGTGGTATCTATGATTACTTGGTTGTTTGCGATTTGTCAAATAACACACCTGCAACCATTGACAGAAATGAGTTGTATGTTGACATTGCAATTGAACCAGTTAAAGCAGTTGAATTCATCTACATTCCATTGAGAATCAAGAATACTGGTGAAATCTCAGCTGGTTCAGTAGCTTCGGCGCAGGCAGCAGCTTAAATGATTGGATTCATAATGACTCAGAATCGCATGGTTCCAAGTGCCATAAATACTGTATATAGGAGATAACATATGGCCGTTTCATCACTAACAAGAATGACAGTGCCACTGGCCAGCGATCAAAGCTCGTCGACCCAGGGCCTGTTGATGCCAAAACTCAAGTACCGCTTTAGAGTGGTATTTGAAGGATTAGGTATTTCAACTCCAAGAACTGAACTTACCAAACAAGTGATTAGTTTCGCTCGTCCAGAAGTGTCGTTTGAGGAAATCATGGTACCCATCTACAACAGTACGTTAAAACTTGCTGGCAAGCATAGCTGGGGCGACCTCAGTGTTGAAATGCGCGATGATGCCGGCGGCAATGTACAAAAGCGTGTGGGAGAACAATTGCAGAAGCAAATGGACTTCATGGAACAGGCTTCAGCTGCAGCTGGTATTGATTATAAATTTACAACACGTTGCGAAGTCCTTGATGGTGGTAACGGCAATTCTACTCCAGTGGTTCTTGAAACCTGGGAATTGTATGGTTGCTACTTAAAAAGCGTAAACTATAACGATTTGAACTATGGTACCAGTGAAGCAGTTACAATCACAATGACTCTGTCATTTGATAACGCACTGCAAACCCCAATTGGTTCTGGCGTTGGCGCAACTATTGGTCGTATCGCAGGCGACGTAATCACAGGTGCATTAACAGGCGCTCCGGCAGCCTAACTATAAATGTCATTTGGTCAAGACTTCCTGCAAGGATTCGCTGGTATTGATTCCTTGCGGGATTTCCAACATGCAAGCAAGACTTTTAGAACCAATGGATATGAATTATCCCCAAGGTTCAAATATCTTTTCCACGTCAGTTTTACAATCAACACCACAAACATTCCACAGATGGGCGGATCCACTGGTTCATTTTCCAACACTGATGTTTCAAACATGGGATTGGTTGTCAAGAATGTGCAACTGCCTAGCTATGAGATAGATGTCAAAGAGTTAAATCAATACAATCGCAAGCGTCTTGTACAAACAAAAATAAACTATCAACCAGTACAGATTAATTTTCACGACGACGGTAGTGATTTAATTCGTAACATGTGGTACAATTACTTCAGTTACCATTACAAAGATCCTAGCCAAAGCTACTCTGGTGGTGGATCTACACAAGGCACCAACGGCAATGCAGTGAACATGCAGGCCGGGTTTAGTTACAACAATCGTGATATCTATGCGCAAAACCGCAATGGCAATGACTGGGGATATATTGGAGAAAGCTTCAATGACACTTCGGGTTATGCTGCTGCCAATGGTACTGACACTTCTGGCAAGCCTCCGTTCTTTCGTGATATTCGTATCTATGGATTGAACCAACACAAGTTTGTAAGTTATGTTCTAATCAATCCAATTATCACCGGATGGCAGCATGACCAATTTGATTATGCACAGAGCAACGGAACCATGGAACACAAGATGACCATCAAGTACGAAACTGTGAAATATTACAGTGGTGCAATTGGATCTGGCGCATCCAACCCATTCGGGCAGCGAGTGGACAGTGACACCAATGTCAAGAATTTTGCAGACCCATCACGCTATGACACAGTGCGTAGTCCAATTGCTCGTCCAGGATCAACTGCGTCGGTGCTGGGACAGGGCGGATTGTTGGACACTGGTATTGGTATTATTAATGATTTACAGCGTGGTGATTTAGCTGGCATTTTAGGCGGAGTACAAAAAGCCGCAGGAGCATACGGAACATTCAAAGGCAAAAACCTCCGAGCTATTGTCAACGAAGAAGCCAGGGCAGCGTCCAAAGATATACTTAAACAAGAATTACCCGGTGCCACTCGAGCAGTGATAAACAAAGGTAACAGCACATTCTTCCCAACTCCTCCAAAAGGCCCACCTAATGTCCTCGGTTAATCTACCCAATTACAACATAGATCAAACAGTAAGAATATTTGATGAATTTTATGTGTTTGATCAAGTTGTTCCTGTGGCCGAATATGATGCAGTGTACAGTTATATGAAATCTCAATTTGATGGCAGCGAAGCTGCTGGTAACTTCACAGTGACGTTGTTCCGTGTGGCACAAGAAAGTGGCGACAGTGTGCTAAATTTGCTGCAAGAGATTCAACGCTATGACCAACCAGAACTCACTGCAGTGCTGGCTTATTATCTAAATGGTCTTCGCAGTTCCTCCACATTGTATGGCGTACAGAGCGTGATACTGCCCAACTATTACGCAGCTCGTAACGTATTGCCATGAGTCGCTGGGCACAAGGAAATTTTCAACCCAAGAATACTGCCAAGTATGTTGGTAAGTCAACTCCTCGTTATCGTTCAGGCTGGGAGTTTGCTTTTATGCAGTTCTGTGACAACAATGATGCAATACTGCAGTGGGCCAGTGAAAGCATACACATTCCCTATCGCAATCCTTTGACTGGCAAGAACACTATCTACGTGCCTGACTTCTTTATCACTTACCGCACCAAGAACAACAAGGTCTGCGCTGAAGTCATTGAGATCAAACCCAAAAAGCAAAGTGTGGTTGAGAGCAAACAAAGTC